AAATTGTTCTGGTGTTGGTTGCGGAGGCATCTGCGCCCCAGACTTAGCAGCTTCCATTGCAACTTGCTGCCACTGGGAGACTGCATTCTCGTATGCAACTTGAGGAGGAGATTTCTCAAAAGGAGTAAGATCAGCACCTCTAACTTTCATAAGGTAGGAGAACATAGGAGCAAGTTGGTATGAAGCATTGATTTGGGGAGAGGAGCCAATCACCTGCATAGCAACTTCCCACGCTCCCATATTCATAAGCTTCTCTGTGGGAGTAAGACCATCAGAGATTTTGAATTCCAGTGCAGCCTTACGAAGTTCAACAGGATTAATCTGAACAACTTGTTGAGTTGTACGATTGTAAACTGAGGAAGCACCTTGATACTGGAGGATGTTATATTTCAGAATCTCTTTCAGTGGGGTAAATACTTGAGCTTCATAGAGCATTGCAATCATCTGATCGCGCCCGTTAGCATTACCCATCACTGTGTTGAATTCTTCTTGAGTCTTATTACCCTTTACAAACTGTCCTTGACGTGCAGGATTCTGCCCAGATACTTTATCTGCCATTTGCAGTACAGCTTGGGTTTCCTGCATCAGTGTGGTAGATTGGTCATCCCTGAATGGTATCTGAAAGTAGGAATCTCCAGCGGGCTTACCATACGCTGCGGGGCGTAGAGGAATCTTTGCTGAAGGGCTGTCTGAGTTGACCTGAGCTGAATCCAATCTGGATGGGTCATAAATAGCACGGTCACTAATAGCGCGACGCCTTGCAGCAATAATTGAGTTCCACATTGCTGAAGTAATATCTTGAAACGGGAGAGCATTTTGAAGAAGCGATTTAGTTTGGTATCCAAGTCCATCCTCCAAAGGCTGTCCAAATAGGATAGGTAAGTATCCGTGAGCATTCGTTTGACGTTCTGCGTAAATGATGTGATCATTGTTTACAATGATGAATTTCCAAATTTGGGGAGTATTCTCTGCTGGAACTTTGAGTCCAAAATCAGATGGAAGAATCTTCCCATAGAGAGTTACAACTTCATAGGAGTTCTTGTATTGAATCTTAGAATCTTGTGCTGCAAGAGATGCCCAAGAGAGCCAATTGAAACCATCAGAGCCAGAAGATTTCTGGATGAAGGAATCAGAGTTAAGATCAGGAACATGGTAATGACAGTTACCTGAGGAACCAAGGCCTGATTCAAGAGCATCCTTGACATTCGCAGTCATCTTATCTGGGAGAGATGCAATGAATGACTTGAGTTCAATTCGACTCATACTCTCAATGTAGCCTGCGAACTCTCCCCTACGGTAGACTTCGGAAGGAGGAACACGAGTATCCCAGAAGGTGTTATTCATGTCCAGGCGCTTGACTGAGTTACCTTCCCAGATAACTTCTACAGGTTTGCCTTGAGTAGAAGAGAACTCGATGGATGTTTCCAGTGCTGCAGTTGTTTCCGATTTCCATACAACTTCCACAGCAGAAAGATTGTACTTAAATCCATCACGGAAGAAGAGCATAAATTGCTGAACCCAAGCACCACGAATGGACTGATCTTCAATGACAGTATCCATTTGAAGCGCTTCATCTATATGCTGGGGAGAAGAAGTTACAGCGAAGATGGGAGAGCCAGTAAGGAATACAGAACTCTGGTAAGTTACTGCTGCTTCCACCTGAGGAAGAACAACAGGAACTGTGATGTTCTGGAACTTACTCTTGTCTCCGTAAGCATTTGCCTGCTTAGCTTTGAGCTGAGTGGAAGAGGTATCTTGCTCTCTCATGTAGGCAAGGTCAGCAGTCTTAAGTCGCGAGCGAATGTTATGCTGCGAACCCATGAGTTGCAGACAGGCTTTAGCGTAGCTTACGATTCCTTCCTGGGATTTCTTGGGAAGGATCATTGGAGTGTTAGAAGCCATTGAGAGAGTCCTTGAGAGTTAGAAACAACTGGTTGCTTCAGCAGGTAATACTTCTGTGATTGAATCTTGTTGAATTATTGCATTCCATGAAGTGATGAACTCTGCAAAGCATTCAATCACTTTAGGTGCGTAACAGAGTAAGTCCAGCACATCATCCACATTATCCTTTTTAAGAGGATTGAATTGAGTGATCTGAAGGAATACTTCTGCACGAACTTCAGGAGCTACAAACACTTCTCCTGCTGCGAGAGATTTAAGCATCTGTATAATTCTTGCATTTTTGGAATAGCCTCCAGGATAGATTTCCACAGCTTCAATCCCATAGACTCCTCGCTGGGTACAAATGAACTGGAACCAGTACGCAAGAGTTGATTGGTACGCAACCGATTCAATTACAATCAAGCGGCAATTGTGAGTGAGAGCTAATTTAAGAGCTGCTAAGATTGTATCACCTGGAGATAGGCGTTCGTTAACAAGGGATTTAAGTACTGGATAGGAGTCATAGACTTCAAAGTATCCAATAGCTACATTGTCTGAAGTTGTGTGTTTTGCAGCAGATGGATCAATTACAATGAAGTTACCCTGCGCAATATCACCTTCAGTATAAGGTAAAGGGGGAAGCTTAGATAGATCAATAAGAGAATTAGAGGAAGCGTTTTCATCATTGAGTACCTCTGCGTAGAAGATTTCTGGATGACCCATACTTAAGTCATTGCGGAACTCTGCTTTAAGTTGTGCAATAGGTTGAAGATCTTCCCAAAGAGAAGTTCCATCATGGAGGATTCCACCAGCAATGAACTTAATCCAAGTATCATTGGTCTTAAGTTTACGAAGGATGGAATACTTAGTTGGGTACATATTGGCAACAAAGATGTACTGGCAACCAAGAGGCGATTTGGCTTTCATCGCAGTACCAACCATCCAGCGCTCCAGAGTGTCTGATTGAGTCATTGAATCAGCACACTCACGAGTCTGAATATCTTCAAATACCATTACATCTGGACGCTCATTCTTAAGATTGAGGCCACGAAGAGAAGTACCAGCGCCGAGTCCTGCAAGAATGATATTTCTTCCTCGGAATCCAAACTTCTTAATTGCTTGAGTATCTTTCTCCAAACCTAAGCGCCAATCTCCAAATGTCTTTTTAATATTTGGTTCATCGAGCATATCAATTACATCAGAGAGAAAGTTTTCAGCGAGAGTTGCAGTGGATGAGATCACAAGAATGAACTTCTTAGATGTGAAGAGAATGCAATACAGAACATACAACTTGATGAGAGTTGTCTTACCAAACCCGCGAGGGAGTCCAAGAGCAAGTTGAGAGAAATCTCGTATCTTGGAGCCATAAGATGTGAGCCACGCCCACACAGAAATGAATACTGGAGGATAGTAGTAGGTGAAAATTGTCGGCATCGCAAGAGCGGCGAGAAAATCTAAAGAAGTTCTCGCAAGCTCCATTACTTCTGAAGTGTTAAATGAGGCTTCTTCCAGGTTTGAAACTGGTGTTTCAGACATTCACTACTTTCTTTGTTATTTGTGAAGATGCAAAGTTGGGAGAAAGAGAACGCAGCAGGTTAGCTGCGGCTGCCTTATTAGCAGCTACAAGTTTCTCAGAGGTTTGCTGCTGCGCTGGCAAGAGCGCGCGACTGCGAGTTGGAACCAACAGTAATTGCAAGGCTGGGGGTGACATCTTGTATCTCCTTAAGCAAGGTAGAGGACTGCATTGTAACCAGTTCCTGTTCTCCTGCATGTGTTACTTGTTTGTTTTGTGTAGTTTGAAATTTCTGGATGATTTGGATTGGAACGGTGAGTGAAACAATGGTTTGTTGTGCTGTAATTGCGTCAGGTGCAGAAGCGCCCCTGCGTTTTGCTGCGTTGATAATTTGAATCGCCTTGAGAATCTCCATTGGGCGCATCATCAGAGGAAGGCAATCTTTCATTCTCTCAAGGAGCTTATCTTCCATCTCATCATAATAGGAGTCTCTCTCATTATGTTTCTGCAAGTTGGAGAATCGTAACTCTGCAACTTGCGCTGCAAACTCAGTTGTGGAGAGTAATTGAGAAATTCGCGATGCAGAAACACCCAATGTCGCTGCCACAGTTTCTGGCGGGATTCCAGAACCAAGTAATGTGAGCGCGCGCGATTCTGTGGAAGTATCAAGATTCATGGCGAGGTGAGCTTCTGAGTGAGAGAGATGATGTAAGTAGTATAGAGGGAGTGAGCTGTTAAGTTACTTAGGGATTGTGGAAAGAGCTAAAAAAGTTTAGAAAAAAGAGAGAGGTTGCGGTAGAATACCAGCCGCACGAAAGTAAAAAAGGCCGATACCCCCACCAGAGAATTTGTACAGTGCTAGTGCTGTACGGCAATTTTTGCCAGTTGGCGGCAAAGATGACCGGCAATTTTTGCCGATGCTTACAGGGCTGATATGGGGCTGATAACTGGCAAGGGGCGCGAGGCAGGAAAAGCTGGCATGAGAATTGCTTATATAGTATGCGCTCGTTGTGGGCGTAACTTTCAAAAGGAACCTAGAATCATGGAAACTACAACATCAAACACTTTCACCCTTCGCGCACTCTCTACAATTCCGCAGGACTACTCTGCACCTGCAGGCATGAGAGAGTGCCGCATCCGTGTCAAGGCAGAAGTCAAGGGGCAGGCAGTCAAGGGAAGGGAAGGCAAAGTCTCGCAGTTCTGCACTCTGCCAGTTATCACTGATAACTACGTTCAATTGTTCATTGCTCAGGGCAAAGGAATGGATTTGGTTCGCGGATACATTGAAACCTTGCAAGATGCGAAGGTCAAGAACACTTACTTAGAGCATGGCCGCTCACCTTGCGAGTCTGATCTCACATTGGAAGAACTGTTTAGCATTGGTATGCTTGAATCAACCACGGTTCGCTGCACTAAAGAAACCATTGGTGCTTGGTTTGACTCCAAGAAGAATGCGATCGCATTGTATATTGCAAACAGACTCAATGCTGCCAGTGATAAAACTGAGGCCGGATATTGGGATTCTCTTGAAGGAACCAAGGCGTTGCAAATTGCAGGTAACTACAAGGCATTCTTTCAGGAGCTTGCAGGTCGCGCACCTTCTTTCCTTCCTGCTGTGAAAGAAAAGCTCTTACTTGTTGCCTCTGAGGTAATG